TACTATTTACCCCAGGATTATTAAATGATACTCATACTGGTCAAATTACAAATATTATTACTAATACAATTGCTAGAGGTGATAATATGTTTGTAGCAGATTTAGTAACCTATGGAAGTACAGTTTCTCAAGCCATTACTCAAGCTCAAACCCGTGATACATCATATGCTGCTTCATATTGGCCTTGGGTTCGAATCATCGATCCAGCAACAGGAAAACATGTTTGGGTACCTGCTTCAACAGTAGTACCAGGTGTATATGCATTTAACGATAGAGTATCTGCTCCTTGGTTTGCACCTGCAGGTATTAACCGTGGCGGATTAAATACAGTATTACAAGCCGAATTGAAATTAACTCAAGGCAATAGAGATGCTTTATATGCTAATAATATAAATCCAATTGCAACATTACCTAAACAAGGTGTTGTAGTATACGGACAAAAAACATTGCAAAAAGAGCAATCTGCTCTTGACCGTGTAAATGTTCGTCGTTTGATGATTGAATTAAAAGGCTACATCCGTCAAATTGCTGATACAGTAGTATTTGAACAAAATACAATTCAAACAAGAACTTCATTTGTAGCAAGAGTTAATCCATATTTAGAGGCTATTCAACAAAAACAAGGATTATATGCCTTTAAAATAGTAATGGACGATTCAAACAATGGACCAGCTGTAATTGATCAAAACCAATTAGTAGGACAAATTTATATTCAACCAACTCGTACAGCTGAATTTATTTCCCTAGATTTCATCTTGTTGCCAACAGGAGCTGAATTTCCAGGATAAAAAATAGAATTTTAGATATTTATAATAAAATTAAAATAGAAAACAAATGGCAATTTTAAATCCAAACGAAATATTTTTTACAGCGTTTGAACCAAAGCAAACAAACCGTTTTATTATGTATATGGATGGTGTTCCTGCCTACCTAATAAAAGGAGTAGCCGCTGTTACATTGTCACAAACTGCAGTAGCCCTTAACCACATTAATATTCAACGATTTGTTAAAGGAAAAACTAAATGGAACCCCATTATGATGACCCTTTATGAATCAATTACTCCATCAGGTGCACAAGCAGTAATGGAATGGGTGCGTTTAGGACACGAATCTGTAACAGGCCGTGATGGTTATTCAGATTTCTACAAAAAGGATCTTACATTTAATGTTTTAGGTCCTGTAGGTGATATTGTTTCAGAATGGATTATCAAAGGAGCTGTTATTACAGAAGTTAACTTTGGAGACTACAATTATGATGATGATGGAACCCCAGTAAACATTCAAGTTACTGTTCAACCTGACTACTGTATCTTGAACTACTAATATAAAGTTAATATTTTTAGTAAAAAGCTCCAAAGAAATTTGGGGCTTTTATTTTTTATTCGTATAATAAAATATTAAAAATAATATTTAAAAAATATGAAACTGATTAATTTAATTTTATTTGCATTGCTAAATATTTCCATTTATGGACAATATTGCCCATTTTTAGGACCTGATCAAATATTACCTTGTGGTGTAACTTCAACAACTTTAACCGCAGATTTAAGCCAATGTGTTGCTGGTAATAACCCTAATCAAACAACAAATTATAATGTAACTAATATACCATATGTGCCTCAAACAAATACAGGTACATTAGTACCATTAGGAGACGATTCACAATCAGGAACACTTAATATTGGATTTACATTTTGTTTTTATGGACAAACGTATACTCAATTTAGAATAGGATCCAATGGTTGGATATCGTTTGGACCAGGAGTACAACCATTTACATTTGCTTCTTTACCTATTCCAAATGCATCAATGGCCGTTCCAAAAAACTGTGTTATGGGACCTTGGCAAGATTGGCACCCAGGAGTTGGAGGTCAAATAAGATACCAAGTTCAGGGTACTGCTCCTTGTAGAAAATTAGTTGTAAGTTGGATTAATATGCCTATGTTTTTATGTACTTCAACTTTAGGTACATTTCATATAGTAATTTATGAATCAACTAATTACATTGAAAACCACATTGCTGTTAAACCAAATTGTACCCAATGGTCAGGAGGTACTGCAGTACAAGGGATTCACAATGCAACAGGAACACAAGCAGTAACAGTTCCTGGAAGAAATTCAACTCAATGGATCGCTCAACAAGATGCTAAAAGATATACTCCAAGTGGTGCTCCTATACTTCCAACTTTAGTATGGTATCAAGTAGGAAATCCAATTCCGATTGCAACCGGTGTAAATCAAATTACAGTAACCCCACCTGCTCAAGGAGCAAATTATACTTGCCATTTAGAATATCCTACTTGCAATGCAGGATGGTCAACTTGTAATGCTGGAGCTGGATTAGGACCTGATACAGTATTTGTACAACCCGGCCCACCTAATTTAAATCAACCAAATTTTGTAATAACAAACCCATCATGCAATATGGCTTGTGATGGTACATTAGTTGTTAATCCAACAAATGGAACACCTCCTATTGGATATGTTTGGAGTAATGGCCAAACAATTCAAACAATAAACAACCTATGTGCAGGAACATATACAGTTACTATCACTGATGTAAATAACTGTACTATTACAGCAAATGCTACTTTAATTGACCCTCCAGTTTTACAAGTACCATTAATGACTGCAACAAATCCTGTTTGTTTTGGAGATTGCAATGGTACAGCAACAGTAAATCCAATTGATGGTGTAGCCCCATATACTTATTTGTGGAATGATGGACAAACAACTCAAACAGCAACTAATTTATGTGCAGGAGCTTATAGCGTTACCGTAACAGACGCAAATGGCTGCCCTGCTTCAAATACTATTGCTTTAGTAAATCCCCCAATAGTTTCTTTAGGTAATATAACATCATTAGATACTATTTGCTATTTAACATCTAATGAAACATACACAGTACCAAATTTAGGATACACTTATAACTGGACAAGTACAGGTAATATAACTTTAGGCCAAGGAACTAATAATATTACAGTAGATTGGTCTACACTCCCCCCAGGATTTATACAAAACGCTGTTAGTGTTATAGCGGTAAATCAAAGCGGTTGTACTAGTTTACCCCAATCTGTTAATGTTTTTATTTTAAACGTTTTACCTACGATAGATTCAATTATTCCATTATGTGATTATAGTAATTGTGTAACATTAACTGGAACTCCTGTTGGAGGAACATTTACAGGAAATGGTGTTAACGGAAATTTATTTTGTCCTTCTCCTTCATTAGCAGGAATCAATACAATAACGTATACTTATGTACAATCAAATTGTACTTTTGATACTACTCGTCAAATAACAGTTTATCCTAGACCTATTATTTCACAAATTCAAAACAATTTAGGAAACTTAACATCTGAATTTATAGAATTGTGTGAAGGAGATAGTATAGGAAGAGTTTATAATGCAACTGTTTTAGGAGGTGGTAATGTAGTATGGATTTTAAATCAAGATAGCATTATTAACCCAACATTACCAATTTCATGGGATAGTTTTGGATCATTTACTTTTTCAGCTGTAGGATACCAAAACGGATGTGTATCATATCCAACTTCATATTTAACTACAATTCAAAGATGCCCTGAAGAATTAGTTTATATTCCAAATACATTTACCCCAGATGGAGATGAAAAAAATAATGTATGGATTCCAATTTTTACTAGTGGGTTTGATCCATATGATTTTCATTTAACAATTTATAATAGATGGGGTCAAAAAATATTTGAAAGTTATGATAATTCTAAAGGTTGGGATGGAACTTATAATAATTCAATATGTCAAAATGGAACATATAATTGGATTATAATATATGGAGATAAAAACAATGATGAAGAAACTTTAATTACAGGTCACGTTAATCTTATTAGATAATGTAATATTTATAATAGTATGAAACTGAATCATTTACGTACTTTAGTTAAAGAGGAACTTAGTAAAAAGTTAAACGAAGAATACCAAGATAAATTCAAAATGGTAGGGATGCTTATAACTAACATTAAAAAACGCCCTCAAAAAGAAATATTTTCTGATATCCGTTCAATCCCAGGAATTACAGTAGCATCTGTAAAAGAACCAATGGAATACAGTGAACAAGATACAGAAAAATTTCAATCAATAATGACTGTTAAAGTTGATGGTTATCCTTGGATTACAAAAGGTGGTTTTGACCGTTCAAAAATGGAAGATGTTCGTAAAGCAAT